GCCAAGATTGTTGCTGCCTTGGAGACAGTAAGACTTCCGCCGTTTGGTACTATTTACACAAGCGACAGTGGGACCCGCCCGTAGTTGGTGGCGAGTAACCTACCTCCCGTCGTGACTGTGAGTCCGGCGAGATAGACCGAGCCAACTGAGATCGCGTACAGTGCCCCAGCTTCCAGCGTGTCGACAACATAGTCGCCGACCGCCTGGATAAGCGGAGTGACACCATTCGCAAGAGCGCTGGTCAAACCACCCGGCCGGAACGCGGCGACGGGTGGAGTGTAACCTGAGGGTGAGGTGAGTGGAGTAATGCCGAAGTTGGGCGTGGCACCGTTGCCGCCGTCCATGCCGGCCAGCTCAATTGTTAGTCCAGTTACACCAGTTCGGTTTACTCGCATGATCGGCTGTCCAGGGGTGTAGCCGTAGAGTCCCCCGTCCACAACATCCACAGCAGGCTCCTTAGCGGTCGCGGGTTGCGCGCCGTTGGTGGTAAGCGGGGTGGTACCTAGAACGTTGGTTCCAGAGTTGGTGACGAGAAACCCTCTGATCTTGATATCAGAAGATGCGAGATCTTGCTCGAATTGTGGGGTGTAAAGTTTGACACGGTAAGTGACCCAGAGCTCGCCTAGCAAGGTGCCAGAACCGAGCACACTTTCGTCAATGGCAACGAACATCCGGCCGATATCATAGGTTTTGACATCAGTGCCGGGTGGAGGATATGAGCCCAGAACGTAGCGCCGCGACTTGATGTCGACTGGGCGGCACTTGAGGTGCAAACCCGACCATATGGATGATCGAGTGGCGTTCTGATACTGCATCATGTGCACTTTCGTAGTGGGAGGGTCGTCGGCTGCGTCGTAGTCGACGGCTGCATACATGGCGCCAGCAGTTGATGTGGGTAAACTGCTGAAAATCTCAAAGGATAGAGATTCAAACTCGTAGGTTTCGAATTTGCTCGCCAGGGAAGAGAGCCATGGAAATAGCTCATCGTTCCCAGGATTGATGTAGTCGCCGCTAACCACGTAGAAGCCGGACACAGAGACGGCACGCAGATCGCGCACCATCTCACGGTGTGAAACAACTAACGCTTGGCCACTGCCGCTGAAGGCGGCCTGACCTAAGGTTACAGGTAGATTGGTGCTCACAGGTGCGAAACCTGCGAGGCTTGAGGAGGAAGTTGGTAATGATTTGGAACGCGGCGTTCGTGCCCGCGTTTGCTTACGTCGTCGATTTAATTTACTAGTCATCGAAGACAACAGTCATTTGCTCACTAGGTGTTTCGATCGCTACCCGGGGGTGTGCCAGGCCCCGCTCAGAGTTGCGGTGTAGTGATCTAGGTCTCAAGGTATCTCTCGGCCCCCTCATTGGGAGGGAACACGATGACATCAGGAACAGGACCATAGTTCCCGAAGTCAATGAATTGCTTGTGGTGGTGGTGAAGTTGCGCTACACTAATTCCAAACCAATAGGTGTAGTGGGCGGCAAGTATGGGATCGAACTCGGGTGCGGGCTTCTCGCGCAGGTCCTCGTTGGACAAGTCAGCAAGCTCCGCGCGACGCCAGGTGTGCTTATTCAGCACGACGCTTTCGTTGCGTGTTCGCTGCATGAATGCCCATGCGACCGCGCCCAGAAGGGGCGAGTGATAATCAATGGCCATGTACGCCAAGGACTTGCCGGCGAGTAGTTCACGTGGTGTGACTCGCGGATCCGCTGTTTTCGCTGTGATGTGCCACTTCCGCAAGGAACGGGGCAGATCAGCCATTGACCGAAATGTACCATTCGCGTCATAGGCATGCACGCGTCCTAAGAACATCGCGTGCAACAGAGAAGGTCGTGGGATGAGTTTAGCATCCAGCCCTAGGAAATCTGCAGCCTCCTGGTACTCTTTTGGCTCAAAGCCGACCAACAACCCGTCGTCGCCTTCGACTGACACATCTATTTCAGTGTCGTCGAAGAACGCATCGTGTGGTTGTTTGGCCAGCCAGGCGCAAAAGCAGTTCCAAGTGCCATTCCATATGCTAGTGCCAGGCTCTCCTGACCAGCGTTGTGAAACGCCTGAGAGGCCGATCCCTCCAACGTGAAGGATGACGGCGTTCTCAATCGAATCCATGCAACTTGTGAAGATTTTATAGTCGTCTTCACGACACAAGTTTTTCATAATTTCTCTTTCCAACCGGCGACATGGGGCACCGATCGTCCTATCGTACTTCGAAAAATCATTCTCTAGCACAGGTCCTCTGACCTTTGCTTCAATTTTGACGTTCCGTCGTCCGATGGTGTATCCTTTGTAAAACTGTGGTAACTTACCGAGAAGAGCCTCGGCCGCGGCCACCAGCGGGGCGAGATGGACCGTCACTTCGTCCGGGAGCGGACTGATGTTTCGGGGCCCACTTTTGCCGGCCGGCTCCACCTTTACGAACGCCCTGATCTTGATCTTTTTCCGGTTTGCCCACTGCAATGGTGGCAGTGGATTGTCCTGAAGAACTCGCCTTAACTGCTTCTGGCGTTGGATCGGGAACTTTGCTGTCCAGTTGGAGAACAGCTGGTCCGTTGGGAGGTGTTGGAGGAGGTGTCCCTCCGGGTTGAGAGACTTCGCCTTGGTTGTCATTTGCAGTGCGAATTGTTGGATCCAATGTAGCAACGTCTGGCCCCGAAACAGGTCGGTCAGTTTCGGCTCGGGGTGAGCGCGGGGCTGGGTGACGCGGCATCGCAGGCTTGCCAGAGTGTTCATCGCCCCCTCGTCCACGGCCCCCGTTATTGGAAAGAGGCTGTGTTCCGTTGTCAACGGCGGGCAAAGCAGCTGACCGGGCAATCTGATATAAAGGCTTCGAGGTGGTCGGAGCGATTACGAACATCCGACCTTCAGATTGTTCAGGAAGGTCCGCGATGTAGACTGCGTGGGTGAAGAAGGTTCGACGAACTGTGCGAGCGAGTGCGTTGAAAGGCATTTGGACATAGGGCAGGCACCATTTCAGTGCGAATCGGGAAACGATTCGTCGCAGGCTGCAAGCGTCGGCGTGAGCGCTTGTGGCGGCGAGGTGGTAAGCAGCGTCAACATAGGTCTCGAGGAGACACATGTGATCCTTGACGTTCGCAAGATGGAGCATGGCAAGACGTTGAAGTGTCTTATGGCCGTTCTCAACATTTTGAGACAACAATTGCACGATTTTGAGATCCAGCGGTGTTGGTTTGCTGCTGTTCGCTGCAAAATACACTCCTTCGTGGTGGATCAACCCTTCATGATCGGCATTGCGTCGGATCGAGACGCTTTGCAGGATGGAGGGTGAATCACCGGTGATCGGGGTATCTGAACTGAAGGGTGATATGGCGAAGAGTGTGAGGTGACCAACGTTTCCAACATGGTTCACGCGGAGTAACCCGCGATTCCCGATGAGGATCGATCCATCACGCCATTGGTGATATCCATGGCTGTAGACCGGGCCGCCGGACACGCTTTGCACAACTCCTGCCGCTGTTGCGAAGTAGCTGGACTCAGTGTCGTAAATTGTTTGTGACTTACCTGTCACGAATTGGTGGGTGACGATTAGGCCACCATGGTTACTAAAGATCGTAACCAGTTCTTCCATTGTGTAATGCCAATCGCACAAACTCATGAGCACAGGCGCATTGTAGCCTTTGATTTCATCGCGCGGCGCGACGCTCAGATGGTCCACGAACCGGGTGCTGGTGTGGTCGAGCGCGTTGGCGTTGCTGATATCGCGGGGAATGATGCAAGTGACATAGTTTTGTAGGGATTTGTGGTAGCGTGAAGGGACTCCACACACATCGAAAATCTTGTTTGGTGCCCCGGTTTGGGCCATCCGTCCCTGCCAATTGAGGGTGAGAGCTGCGGCGCCCGCATTGATAGCCACATCACGATCGTGGGCAGTCTTAGGGTGCTCGCTCTGTTCAGAGACGGGTATCGTTTCAACAAAACTCTTACGCGCGACTGCGGTGTCGCGTCGTAAATTGGAGACGCTCAGGCGCGTACCACTGAACGCAGATCGCACTGAGAGCTGTGCGTAGTTGTTCATGAGATGGTGGTACAGTGAGTGTGAGGCCAACAGTGCTGACAGCATGATTGCCATCAATGTCAATGGCCAGGTCGCAGACAAGGATAAAGCGCCGTAAATCAGCCAGGCGTGTGTGTAGTAGCGCTTGGACAATGTGTCGTCCAGGGGTAGCGCTCCGCAACCACATTGGTTGAGTTTTGGCTGGTTTGGCTCCGAGTCCCACGATCTGCAATATGACACCGCTTTGCGGTGGGCCGTAAGGTAATCTTTGTGGGATGCACCTTTCCAATTGTAGTTTGTTACGGGGGTCAAGATTTTCGGTGTGTAGCCACCGAAGAGATAGAGATAGAATCCTTTTAAGTCCAGCATGCTCCAGATCGTCGTCAGACTGAGCTCGAGTCGGTACAAGAAGCGGGCGGGGATAGGGACGTATGTTGGGAAGCAGACCAACTCTTGGTTGGGGTCTGGCATCATCCACGCCACCCGCACGCGCATTTGGTAGACAGGGTCGTTGAGGTTTTCGAACAGATTGCTGAGATAAAGGGCCAACATGGCCATCGCAATGATACTTGTCAGTATCTTGAACGCGGGCATCGTTGAGAGAGGATTTTGTGGTTTGAGAAAGCGTCGGATTTACTTTGGTGCTTTG